CACTATACGTTGTGCCACTGTTACGCCTCCTCGAAATCTTCGGAATGTAATATTTCTTCCGTAGGATAATGCACCAACTCAAACCCTGCGTAACCTGTGCCGTCCTCGTTAACCCTTAGAACAATATCATAGTTAAGCAACTGTTTAACCTCGATGCCGTCAGCATCACAAACTTCTAATTGAATGTGTTGATCTTCTAATTTACTCATTGTTTATGCTCCCATTAAAATAAAGAATACTTGTAAACTTTTTAAGACTAGTACCGAACCGATGAAACCTCCTGCCGATAATACAAGCCAGGCTATAGTGTTGGCTATGGTGTCTTGGCGTTTAAGTTTACGCTGTAGGTTTAGTTTTGCGCTGTTCATACGTGTTGCTCCCCATTGTATTGCATTTTGGTTTGATACCCTCGGGACTCTAAGTTCCTTACTAATTCTAAAGAATCATAAAACCCCAATGGTGCGATATTCCAAACAACCCAGTCACTACTTTCTGTTTTATAGCTAACTAGATAATTGTCGAAAAGGTAAAGTGCCTTGTTCATGTTATGCCACCTCTAATACGTTGATTAAGTTTGATTTGAAACTGCTTGCCTTGCTCCCGTGAACCACAATAGCCACGTTTTTAGTTTGCCCGTCACATAATCCACAGTCAAGGCAAGTAATACCTTTACTGTCTGCAAGGCACTCAATTTCGTTGGGCAATAGATCATCTTCGGGCAATGCAACTCGGAACGTCTTGCCGCCTTGTTGTTGGTATTTTAAGGCTTGTTTTGGTGTATCTGCTGATATTTGGCATAGCTCATTGTAACGCTTATCGTAATGCTTATGCGCTATCTGGTGAGTGTAACCAGTGTGACCACTACCAAGATTTGCAAAGTCTTTCATTACTTTAAAAGGTACGCTTGCAGGGTCACCATAAGCACCTAAGCGAACCTTACGCCCTGCTATATGTTGAGCGTGATCTTTAGCGTTAAACTTTGGATATATACCACGCTTATAAGAACGATAAACAGACAAGGGTGCTTGATGCGTTACGACATAACACGCACCACCATTATAATGACGTTGCGGACAGTTACCACAAACGCTTACATCGTCACCAGTTTTGACAGCTTGGTGCGGTTCTATATCACTCCGCAAAATCCAAGTTTGAACCATTGCGCCAGTTTTGGCGTTGCTAGTTTCTAAGGTGGCTAATACAACAATAGGCTTGCCATCTAGAACGCTTGCGCCTTCGTATAGCGTGAAACCTTTAATAGCTGTCTTGGCTGGTGCTTTGTTTCTTGAAGTAAAGGGCATTTTTAGTGCCTCCGTAGTCAGTTAAATAATTATAATAAAGCCACCTCAGCGAAGTGGCTTGATGTAATTACTTAGTTTAAACTGGTTCTCCTCTATATGATGAAAGGGTAGCTTCGATATAAGTAGCATGATCTGGAAAAATTCTAACAATAGAATCTTTTATAGCGTTGAACGTATAAAACTCAATATCAGCGTAACCCTGCCTCCTTATCTTTGATTCCTCACTACAATTAGAAGTAGAAGAATCAGCCCAATGGCAGAAGTTTCTGTAGGCTTCAACGTATGCCACTCTATTTGCTTCGATTGCGCTGTCTACTAGTGTCTGTATGTTTATCATGGTGTAGCCTCCGTAGGCGTTGTCGTTGTTTGATGGTTGTCACTTTGCCAATGGTTGAAGACAATTGCAAATAGTTTGAGTGACCCAAAGTGTTGATTTGGTCACGCTACCAAAAAAACCGATACAAAACAAAAAGACACACATAACAAACAGAATGCTAATAACTAAATAGAATAACACCCTAAATTCTACCAGTCAGGATATATAAACCTTAGTAGATACAGGCAACCATTGACCCTGTTGTTTTATCGTGTCCCGTGGTGTGGCTTGTAGATGTGAAGGGCATAGGGGTAAAACGCAAAAACGACTATACACGTATACCACCTCAGATTTTTGGTTCAAAATTAAGACACCCCCAGACAAAGGTAGCGAATCCCGTGCAAGTTCTAGGGGGTCTTAATTATTTAATATAAGGGGGAACTGGTGGTAGTAATCCCTAACCATCCTTTCATCAATCCTTTAAGTATCCTTTAAGTATCCTTTAAGTATCCTTTAAGACACTCTACTATACTATAGTATATATCAAAGGGGGGTGGGGGGTCTCCTATAGGGGGTGGTTAGAGGAAACCCAGTCATAGCAAGGGATTATTGTCTAGCTCTTTAAGCTTGCTTTTAATGCCTTTAACTTGCTCTTTAAGGACAACCACATCTTTCTCAATACCACTTGTGCTTGGGATACTAATGCTGCCAACTTTCTCAGCCAAGTTATCAACCCTGCCACGTAGCTGTTCAATTTCTTTTCCAATCTTTCCAATGTCATTATCTTCTACCCTTGTTTCTAGTTTAACTAACCTACCTTCTAGCTGTGTAGGAGCGTTTGTCTTCTCTAAGGAAGCTACCTTCTCTGTTAGTGTTCCATAACCTATGGCTGCACCACCTATTGAACTAGCTATTCCTATCCATAGTGCTACGTCTTGTGGTTTCATCTTAACATTGCCTCCATGTCTGGGATAGGTGCATAAGCATAATACATATCACTATAGACATCTTGAGCATACCCTTCCCACTCTACAGTTAACATTGCAGGACTAATGTTACTTATACTTATCGTAACAGTGTCAAAGAATGCTTGAGTAGACTGAGTGTTAATCACTAGGTCAGCTATAGTGTCTACAACCTGTATGTCTTGAGCGTAAGCTTCAATCATGTTCTTAGTAATAGAAGCCTCTAACATTGAATCAATACTGGTGTTGTACTGTTGTACATCTTCCTGTTTGATTTCTGTTAGTTCATTCTCTACTGCATAGTCTTGAGCTGCTATAACGGTTGACTCATTACCTGTAGCTATTACTTCAGCTATCTCTGTCACTTCCATTATATCGCTTGCTGCTTCGATTAGAGACTCTTTAGCTTCTTGGTAGTCATGTTGCTTATCTTCTATGAGATCGTCCAGTACAACGGAAACTAGAGCCTCTGGTGTGCTGTTTTGTAAGCCTTGAGTGTACAGATTATTAAACTGGTCTACTTGTGATTGAGTAAGCTTGTACTTATCACCTGTATACTTATTATATATAACAGTAGTACCAGCCTCCATAGACCAAGCGGTAAAGTCACCAAAGTCAAACAAGCCACTAGCTACAGTATTGTTAATGTCATCTATGCTTTGCACCAAGGATTCCGTGTCGTATGGGCTTTGGCTTTTCGCTTCGCTTGACAACAGGAAGATCAGGCACAATGCTAGGGTGCTTCTTATAATATTCAATTGCTTTATCACCGATTAGTCCTCCTATCGGGCATGGGGTTTTTGCGTTTAACATTGCATGAAATACTCTAGGGTCATTACACAGTACACTGGTAGCAGCAACCTTAAGACCTAGTTGTTCTAACTGTCTAGATAGCTTTAACATCTCACATACCTCATCTCTAGTGGATGAACCGTAAGATATACCTATCTGTAATGTTTGAACACCTCGTCCATTAGATACAACACAGACATCTTGGTTGTATACTGGGGAAGCTGCACCTACTGCTGTGGGTACTGGTGTACCTTCTTGACTTACTACAGTGCTTGTTGTTGTGGTTATAGTCTCTGCTTGTGTGTTGCTACTAAAGTCACCCTGATTTGCATCGTTAGCAAGTACAGGGGAACTTAAGAACACGAGCATTATTAGTTTTTTTAAATCCATGTGTTAGCTCTTTTAGGGGAATTTACATTATCAAGAGTTAAGAACCTGTCTATTTCAGCTCTTAATAATTCATCTTTACGTTGTTGCATCTCCATGTCTACATCAGCAGCCATCTGTTCTACCCAATACGCTACACCCATCGCTAGTGCATCTAATCTATCGTCATGTGCTAATGCACCACGCTGTTTAGTGACACGAGTTAGCTGATAAGTAAGCATATATCTCTGAGCTTTCTCAGGGGGATGGTGTTGGACGCTATCGTAATCCTTTTGGATAACTTTAGGGTCTATGATGAGCTTATGTTGATTCATAACAGGCTCTAACGTATCAATAATACGCAGTTCTTTCTGCTTGCTATGTCTAACCTCTTCCGTAGTAACTGGATATATCTTTTTCAAGAATGGTTTAAGTAGTTCTGTAAACATACCGTCACCAAAGTTGCTCTCTACTAAGACAACATTAACTTTATGTTCCTTCGCTATGTGAGATAACTTCGTTAGCGTAGACTCTCCGTAGCCTCCTGATATACCAGCACAGTCTGCTACGTATAAGTAACCGTTTAACATCTTAACAACTGCGTAAGCGGTTTCATCCTGACCTCTACCAGATGGATCGATTACAAGAACAGAACCATCGTAGTCTACGTAGTCTCCTATAGTGGCTTCTGGGGCAAAGTATTTGTCACCCCCTAGTCCCACATTAGGTAACTCCTTAATCTCCTTCATAACGCCATAGACGAGCTTCTCGGGTGCTTTATCCTTATCAATCGACATCACCATTAAGTCAGATAACTTCAATGGGTATCTGTCGGTATCAGATAAGCTTGTGTCCAACATGAACTGTAAAGCAAACCCTGAGCGACCATAAGATAACTCACGTTCCATCAAGTCATCATCATCGAACCTCATAGGATCTACTGGATTCCCGTCTAAGGGACTTTCTGCTTTATGCATAGCATCCCATAGGGTAGGTGCTAAACGATCCCCATACGCCTTGTTAGCGTCATCTATCGAGGGGTAACGTGCTGTCCATACCCTCATCTTGTAGCCACGTTCTGTGAGTGTATTATAAAGACTCATCTCACACTGTGGTGTTCCAAGATACAGGATTTTACCTTCTGGTTTAAGTACCGCATCAAACTCTTTAACGGCTTCGCTTAACTTCTCCCTCATCATCTGTGTCATTGAGTTATTAGGTACTTCAATGTCATCAGCAATGATTATGTCTGCCCGACTGCCCGTTAACTGACCAGTGATACCTACTGATTTAACAGAGGGGCTACCACTAGCCAGTGCGGGTCTTACATCAAACGCAATCTTACTCCACCTTTGCTCACTTGTTGCTATGAGATGTTGGCATATTGGGAGTTCTAGGATTAAACGTTGTGTGAATGTCGAAAAATCGTCAGCTCTTTGTTTTGATGCTGACACTACCATGAACTTCTTTTGTGGATCTAGAAGTAATTGGTGTACGACAAAAGCGGCTGTAATGTAGGACTTACCTACACCACGGAATGCTTCAATAATTGCTCTACGAGGGCAGTTCTGGATATAGTCTGCCATGTCGTATTGGACAGGAGTAGGATCAGGCAAGTTAAGATGCTTCCACACTATATACATAAAGTTTCGGAAGTCTTTTAGTTGCTCTGGCATCTTTTCCATTAGTTATGCCTTCCATTTTACCTTGTCTGCCCAATAAGCTGCTGAGGATTTACCCCTAGCTATGTTCCTTGCGTGTCGGGCTTTAAAGGCTGCACGTTGTTCTGCGCTTTGGTTAGTTTTTGCACCCTGCTCACCAAACCTAATAATCTTTTCTTTGCCATTAACTTTTGTTTTGACAATGTGTGATTTGGTTTTGTGGCTGGGGGTGCGCTGTGGTTGGTTGATTCTTAAGTTATCAAAAGCACCCATACTATTTATCCTTCTTCTTAAAACCTATCTTAAGTTTAGCGTAAGCTTTAGGAGAGATGGTCGAGTTCTTTTTAGAACGACTAATGCCTTTCTTTTTTCTTGCGTTAATATTTGCGTATAATCCTCTAGCCATTTCTGCTCCTATTCTGCTTTCTACTAGCAATACGTAAGTTGTTAAGTGAGTTATCGTTAGCGTTGCGGTTCACATGATCTACATCTCTACCAGCAACAGCAGCAGCACCTCTTTTCTTAATCATTAAACGTCTAGCTTTGTTTCTATTGCTGCGTTTCTTACGTTGCTCAGGTTTACTGTGGTAATTAGCATATTCCGATGCGTAGTTTCTAGGTGCGCTCAATGTGACATCTCCTCAAACGGTAATGCCTCCAATAAGTTAGCCATTGGAGACTCTGTAGTGATTACTTCAAGACAAGCTCCGTTGTCCTTAAGGAACTTTGTTGCTACTGACAATTCAGAAGCAGATGCCTCACCAGACTTAACCTTTGCAAGTAAATCTTTAGCTACACCTTCGTGTAATTCATCTAATATTTTTCTATCCATTAGTAACTCCAAACTACGGGGTAAGATTGTCTAAGATCAACATGGATAAACGTCTTAGCAACGCCTATGCCGTTGAAGCCTAACTTAATAGCTTCCTCAATGATCTTATATTTCTGTACACCGTTGATTACTTGTATGTCGGCAGCTATGCCTCGTGCATGAGTGCCAGGATTTTGTTTCTTAGCTTCGATAGGGTGTCCTTCAGGGTCTCGATAACCACTTGTAATTGTAAAAGGAAAACCACAAGCTTCTCGTAAAGCATCTAGTTTTTCTAGAAACTCCTCGTCCATCTCGTTGTTGCCTGTAAAGCTACAATTAAATTCGTTTATGTCAAAATACTTCATCGACCTACTCCCTTAACTCGTTCCATTGTACGTAGACCACCAAGACCAAGCATCCCCATTAGTACAGGTAACATGGTTGATGTATCTGCCTGTGGCACGACAACACCGAAGGGTGCTGCAAGTGGTGATATAAGGAAGTTCACCATGAACCCCAGTACACATACCCAAGCTGTTGCGGGTCTCCACGAAGACTGAAACCAATTCCCTTTGGCTTCTTCTTTATTGACTTCGATCTGAGCTAGAGCAATTTGTTGTGCGTGTTTCTCCGACATCGTAGCAATTTCATGTGCTATCTTTTGCTTTGTATCCGCATCGGGGATAAACTTATCTAGCAACCCAGTTACAGGTGCTATCAATTGCTGTATCATATTATACTCCTAGTAATTTGAGGGCTGCGAACAATCCCATAGACTGACCCCAATAAACAACAGCACCACCCACAACTAACCACTTGATTTGTAGCAGGGTGCGGTTGATGCTATCCAGCATCCCTCTAAGCTCATTGGCGTTAGCCGTAAGCATCTTAAGTTGTTCGTCCTGTAAATCGACTCGCCATTCCAAGCGAT